CAACCATGTCGTCGTCTCAGCCGTCGCCGATTGATGGGAACCCATTGACCGCATCCCCCCTCTATGCCTCCCCCCCTCATAGGGGCGCAACGGTTAATCGGGGGACAATTCCATCTGTCGAGCGTCGGTGCGTCCTTTCTTGGCCGACGCATCGTAATACTCGAAGGGGACGGCCCGGTACAGGCCGGTGACCACCCATCGTTGGAACCGCTTCAAACTGCGATACCGCTCCGGATCAGCCGCGCGGCAGTCGAACACCATCGGAAACGGCTCGATGCCTCGGGAAACCATCGCGTTGAACCGTTCCCAGATGGTCGGCCACGTCTCGTTCTTGAAAAAACCGACCAGCATGTAGGCCATGACGTGCTTCGGCGGCACCCCAGCGGCCTCCAGCATGTCCACGCCGCGCATAAAGATCGGCCAATCCTTGAAGTTGTCCCAGGCAGTGTAGATGCGCCGCTCCTGGAACCCGTCGTCTCGATACTCGACACTAGCGACGGCCTCGGCAGCCGCCGGTGACAGGTGCCGAACATTGATGCCCTGGTTGAAGCAGACCTTGAAACCGCCGGCCTGGATTTCCTCGATGCGTGCCCGCCACTCGGTTTCGGCCTGGCCGAAGAAGTCGTTGTCGAGCAGGTGCAGCTTCTTGGGATGCTTCCCACCGCGCCAGATGTTCGCGATCGTGTTGACCGATATCGGTTTGCCCTCCTTACTTGGCACGACGCAGAACTTGCAGGCCAGCCGGCAACCGCGCTGCGTGAAGCCAATGGACGGCTCGAAGCCAGGCGCTATCGAGTAGTCATACCGCTCGTAGACCGGCTCCCCGATGATGTCCTCGACCGTATGCTGGCGGTCCGTTCCCGTTCCCCCGAGGACAGCCCCTGGAAAGGCAGCGATAAACCGAGCGATCTTCGGCGCGCTGAATTTGAAGATAGCAGAGCCGTATACGACACCATAATCCGCCTCGAACAAGTCCCGCTCGGCCTGCCGGGTGTAGTGTACGACGTCGCCGCGCTCTCGATGCCAGTGGGCGAGCTTCATCAACGCGAGGTTGGGAAGACTGCCATCAAGCTGGGTGAGACGGATATGCACCGCTTCCTTATGGCACCCGCGATCCCCAGCCGCAACGGTTAATCCGCGGCGAGCAGCGACGGCTGCGCGGCATTCCGCTCGGCAGCCTTCTTGGCCTTGGCGACTGCTCGCTTGGCTCGCAATCTGTCCCGCTCCATCAGGCGTTTCCGTTCCTCGTTGGCCGCGACCATTTCCGGGGTCCAGTGGGAACGCTTGGCTTTCTTGCCAGCCGAAATGTTGGCGGCGATCTCAGCGCGGCGTTCTGGCGTGCGTTTTTTCCAACGTTCGAAAGCAGCCACGCGACTCTTGCCAGATGCGATCCTGGCAGCCGAGGCCTTAGCAATCTCCTCCGGGGTCCACCCTCTCGCCGTCCGGTAAACCCTCAGCGCATCGCGATGCTCGGGAGACACCTGTTGTCCTTTATGGATGGCCGACAACTTGGCTTTCGTCGCGTCAGACGCCTTCCTGCCCAGATTAGCCGCCCTGGTTTTGGCTATCGCTTCTGGCGACATCTTCCGCCCGGTATTCGCGGCTGATATCTTAGCTCCTGTCTCGGGAGACCGCTTTCGCCCCTTGTGGAGGGCCGACATCCGCGCTCTTTGCTCATCCGATAGATCGGGCTTCTTGCCTTTCTTGCTGGCGCTGATTTTCGCTCGGCTGACGTCCGAATGGCGGAGACCTAGCTGGTTGCCAGCTTTTGGCCTAGCATTGTAGCCAAACAAGCGATCGCAGGACTGGAAGATGTCCATCCAGAACTGCTCCCGCTCGATGAGCATCGTCGGTTCAGCAACCACCTCAACGATGCCCCATTCGAAGGTATCCTCCCCGTATTTCGTCCAGGCTGCCTGAAGGTGCGGGCAATGCGAACGGCCGCGGCGAAGCGCGTAGAGATGGTCGTTCCTGCGTTCGAGCGCGTCGATAGCCGAGCCAATATAGACTTTGCCATTCTCGCGGTTGCGGAACGCATAAATCGCGGGTAGGTTTTCACGAGCCACAGCGGTATGTCCTTGGACGCTGGAGGTCAGGGACGGGGAGACCGCGCCAACGGCTCCTCGCCCCGCTTTATACCTTTAGTCGGCCGCGTCCTGCAATGGTTTCTCCGCCACTTCTGCCGGCGGCCTTTCGCACGTTACCGTCTGCACCCCGATATGACCTACCTCGAAGGTCAGATCGAGGTCGCACCAGACCGAGAAGCCGGCCTTCCTCGCGGCCTTTATGAAGTAGAGGTCCTCGCTGAAATAGCGTTCGGGGCTGCCGGCGTCGACCGCCACCTCGTAGTGATCCCGCATCCACGCACCGAGCTTGGTGCTGTCGAGTTCGTCCATCGCTTCCGCCGGCGGTTCAGCCGTGAAATAGCTGCGCATCTGCCGTTTGAAGGCGTCGAGCCCGTCGTCGCCTTCCCACTTGTAGCATTCAGCGTACCAAGGCCATTTCAACGCTTTGTAGACTTTCATATCCACCAACAACAACCCACCAGGTAGCAACTCTGCTTCGTGGAGACCGCCTGAGCGCAGTACATGCCCACCAGGATTTGGTCCCTTGAGGCGGCCTAGCGTTTGAAAATTTGGAGTGCGCCGATTATAAGTGGCCCCACAGATATCTTTTTTATGTTGCAGTAACCGCACCAAAGTATTGGGAGGGAATGTCATATCTGAGTCCACCCAACATAGGGCGTCGCAATTATTCTCCATCGCTATTTGAACTGTACTATTACGGCCATGCGTAATTGCACTGGTCTGCACGTTGATGAGCGAGAGGTCAATTCCTGCTTGTGCTGAATATGCAGCCATTGCCGCTATACTGTTGGCACATCCAGCTTCATACGACCGGCCGGATGGCGTGCAAATAGCAACCCGCAGTTTCCGCGGCGCCTGCTTCGCCAGATCGGCGATCATCCCTTCGGCGTATTTCTTCACCTCCGCGTACGCTGGATACGGCGGTTCGGTTGCCTTCGACCCCCAATAATCCAGGAAAGCCGGGTTCTTCAGGTGCGCGACCCGGGCGGCGCAGATTTGCTGGCGCCGGCCGAGGTCGGCCAAGGCGGCAGCACCTTCCTTGTGGTCCTTGCCCCATGCCGCCTCGATGAGTTGAATACCTTCCTTCAGCCGCACCGGAGTGATGGCATGGAAGAAATCCACCCAGAACGGCAATTCGTAGCGACCGTCGATGGTGCCGTCGGTGCCTTCCTGGACGGCGAGTTCGACCGGGATCTCGAAGCGAACACCTAGCAGCACACCGAGTTGGTCCCAGTGGGTGTCAATGAACCAGTAGGGGTAGCAGGGCGGCATGACAAATCCAACGGCCTTCTCCATCTGCCTGGTGACGATAGGGAAGGCGGCGTGGTCAGGGTGCAGCGGGTCCTTGGGATAGGCAACGCCGATGCCGTTCGGCAGGCTGGCGACGGCTTCGCGGAACTTGGTCGGCCAACCCTCGGTGAGCATGAGGCGATCATTTGCTACGGACCAGAGGATGGTTCCATGCGCCTCTTTCGCCAGCATGTTGATCTTCTGGCCGAGCGTGAGCGGCCGTGGCCAAGTGAAATATCGCACATGCCGGCTTTCGACCGGATCGACGCCGTGATGTGCGCTGTCGTCCTCGTCGATCGCCACCAGGATTTCGTAGCGCTTGTCATCGCCATCGTGTGTGACGAGGGACCACAGCAACGCCTTCAGTGCCTCCGGCCGGCCGCGCTCCGGGATCAGGACGCTGATAAGGGGTTTCTCACGGCGTAGTTTGGCTTCGCCCATAAAGGTCAATGTCCTTCAGATCGTGGGAGGATGAGGAGAGGCGGCGCCGCCCGGTCGAACAGCCGCGTAACTTGGTGCTCCAGCTTTTCGAGCAGCTTCACCCGATGGTTCCAGCGTTCGGTGCGATAAACCAGCGCTACACCACCCTGGCCAGCAACTTTGAATTCAGCCTGTAGCTGGTCCTCCATCTGCTCGGCGATGCGGGCCGGCAGGAGCCAGCGCATATCCATGCGGAGGGCGGCGATGCCGCGGAAGCAGTCGCGGAAGCCATGCAGGTGGATCATGCAGTCGAGCGGCGTCCGCGCCGTTGCATAGCGCTGGGCCATCGCTTGGAATGCCTCCCGAAGCTTGCGGATGTGGCCGACACCTTCGCGAAGGCACTCGCGCTCGGACATCTCGCGACCTTGCTGCATCTGGCCAGCAACTTCAGGCATTCTTCTTCTCTTTCACGGTGGCGCGCTCGAAAAGGCGGCACCAAGCTCCAGGGTCGATATCGCCGGCGACGAGCACGCACGACTTCGGCTTGCGGAAGTGCTCGCAGACACCGCAATGGCGGGTCATCTTCCCGCGACCGTAGCGGACTGATGCCTTGGAAACTTTCGCTGGCTTCTCAGCCATTGCCGCAGATGTCCTCGGACACGGCGGCGCGGCGCACTGCCAGTCGAACAGCCTTATCCAGCGGCGCACGCATCGCTGTCAGCGTGGATGTGAATATCGGCCTGTCGCTGATATAGTCGGCGGCGTCGTAGTGGTGCGAGCACAGCACGATGGCCGATCCGCCACCCGGCGTGCCCCACGCGTAATCGATCCAAGTCATCGGCGGCAGATACAGGGCCTCTCCTGGGATCACGCCGTATTTGTGCTTAGCGCCGTCGTCCAGGTTCACCAGCAGCGTGTTTTTCGTCGGCACCAGAAGCTGATGGCACGTCCGCAGGGCATGGCCGCCCCGCCACTGGAACACCTGGTCGGACGAAATGGTGAACGCCCGCACTGCCGGGAACGGCAGCCGGTCGAGCACGGTCAGCAGTCCGCGGCCGTCCTGGTGACGGGTGAATTTCAGAATGCGGTCCATCAGGTTCCCTTGGGAATATCAGTGACGCGGACGCGGCCGACGCCAGTTTCGATCCAGATTTCGCCAACCGGCACACGGCCATCAGGGATCACACGCACAGCCCGCGTCGAGTTACCGGCGGCATGCCGCAGCTTCTCGATGATCGCGTTCACGTTGCTGCTCGCTGACAGGGGACGAAGGAGGTTCAGCATTACGCTGCTCCACCCGGCTGTGCTCCGCCGCCGCCGCCGCTGATCCCCTGGCCGAGCCCGGTGAGCAAAGACATCGCGTTCTGGCCGCCGCCGACATCCGTTTGCCCGAGGGTCTGAGCCGTGGTCGCGGCATGTTGCGCGGCGATCATCGCCTGCGCCTGCTGCTGCTGCTTCGCCCGCGCCGCAGCCAACGCTTTCACTGCATCCGGGCTGCGCACGATCTTCTTCGGGATAAACAGCGTGTCGGACATCTCGCGCCCCCACTCGACGACGTCCCAAAGGTCGGCGATTTCCGGATGGAGTTGCTGCTGGGCGTTCATCTGGTTGGCGAATTCGGTCAGCGCCGCCGACATCGAGGCCTTGGATGCCAGCGCCAGAACGCCGACGTATTCGACGCCGAGCGGCACGCCTTCGAGCGAGCGCGGCAGCGGCGGCAGCAGGTTCCGGCGGTTGGCGATCGAGAACACCCGGCGGATGGCCGGGCCCAGGCCTTCGTTTTGAAGTCGCTCGACCACGGGGCCGAGGATTTGCAGCTTTTCCTGGTTGCGGGCGGCGACTTCGTACGCCGTCATGTCCTTTTTGGTCTGCTCGAGCATGGCGAAGAGGTCATTGAAGAACCCTTCGCGGCAACGCTGCTGGATTTGCAGGATGGTCTCGGCGAATTCCCTGGTCTGCGGGTTGACGGTGTAGGCTGGCCGCATGCCGACTTCCGGGCCAAGCTTCGGAACGTAGGTGAGCTTGCCCGGCAGCACGCTGGCTGGCTCGTTCTTCATCTCGATGCTCGCCAGCATCGGCGGCCGGACCATCTTCTCCTGCGCCTCGGCCATGCGGCTCGTCATCACCTGCAACTGCAGGATGTCCGGCATCACATCCATGCCGACGCTGCGGCCGTAGGCGTCGTTGCTGGTGACGCTCCAGCGCGGGCAGATGAATGGCGGCTCATGGAAGCCGGACAGGCTCAGAGGCCACTCGTTGCTGGCGCCCCAGATCCAGTAGGCCTCACGCCAGGCGAAGCCACCCGGAACCATGCCAGCGGCTTCGTCCATGCCCGGGGCGTTGATCGGGCTGTTCGGCTCGATGATGTGGGCGACCAGCCGCTCCACCTCGAGCGCGCCGCCCTTCTGCCGCCACATCTCCTGGACTTCCGGCGGGCAGTTTTCGAGTTCGAACATCTCCACGATGGCAGAGATCGTCATCACGAAGAGGCGGCTCAGGACGCCGACGCGGTTGCCGGACGAGCTCGACAGCAGATATTCGCCGCAGCAGGGCGTGTAGCAGCGGATGAGATCGGCCTGATCTTCGTAAATCAGCATCGGGCCGGTGCCGAAGATCACCAGGTCCTCAAACATCTGCGCGGCTTCGTCGTAGAAGTTGCTGCGCGCCATGATGGTGTGCAGCCGGTCCTCAACCTCTTCGAACCACTCGATGGCGTCCGGCGGCGCTTCCGAGCGATCGGCCAGGGCTGGTTTCAGCTTGAACCACTGCCGTGATGGCGACATCTCGTTGGACATGATGCCGGCAGCACAGCGGCGGGCAGCATAGGTGCCGGTCGGGTCGACGATGTTCTGGTTGATCGGCTGGCCGCGGATCATGGAGTTCGGCGTCGGCATCGCCGTGTTGATGAAGATGCCGCGGCGAGGCTGAATGTAGGCCTCGAGCAGTTGGTAGTTCTGCATCCATGACTGCCGCCACGAGCGCTGTTGATTAATCCTCTGCTCTGAATGATGCCGAATTTGTGCCCAATTGCTGTCCGAGCCGTCTGGTGCACGGCGCTTGGTCGTCGCCTTTGTCTTGGCGAGGCGTTCGGCGCTGGCGCCGGCGTAGGAGAGTTCTGCCCGCTTGCGGGGAGCGCGCTTGACGCCTTCCGGGCGCGGCTGCGCAGAGCCGTAGCCGGTGTTGCCAGTTTGGCCGCTCATCGCTTGAATCCGATCGGCTCACGGTCCTGAACGCGGTAGATCGGCACGCCTTGGGCGGTCACGAGACCGGTTTCACGCGGCGAGTCGTCCTGCGCCCAGACGGTGATGGTGGGCAGCGGTTCAGGTATATTTGTTGCCGACACCCATGCGCGCGGCGGCTTGGCCATTGCCTCGTAGCGCGGCTTCATCGGCGCGCCTCGCTGATGCCGAAGCGGGCCACCTCAGTCCAGCAGCCGACGCTCAGCGCCAGCTTGGAGCCGGAGGAAAGGAAAGCCTGGCTGGCGGTTTGCGTGACCGGCCGCCGGCGCATGAGCGTCGAAGCCCATTGCTCCCGGGCGCGCTGGATGGCCTGCGCGTCGGCGGCGAACTGGGCGGCGGCTTCAAGGATGTCTGCATCGTCGGACATGGCTGCGCTTCCTGCGGGTATTCAGGAGCGCGGCCGGGTCCTCCGTGCCGCAGTCAGTGACTCAATAAGCGGAACGACGGGTTAATTCAAGCGGGTAGGCTCATTGAAGCCGCTCAAGCCCGGCAGTTCGAACGGATGCAGATCGGCGTTCCCGTACCAGAACTGCGCGACGATCTTCTGGCTCATGCCTTCCAGGAAGGCCATTTCCTGGATCATCCGCAGATCGGGCAACGCCATCAGGGCGATCGATCGGCCATATTGCTCGGTCTTCAGCACCTTCACGGGCATAATCAGCCCTGGCGTCCTGATGATAGCAGGGGCGCAGAGGGCGGCGGTTAGGCCGGTAAGGAAGCCGCGGCGGTTCATCGGTAGGCCACCAATGGCTGATCGGCGCGAACGTAGAGCGGGTGGCGCGGATGGCCGTCTTTCGTCATCCCCAGGCAGACGAGCCGAGCACCGCCGCGCAGAAGGATCGAGGCCGTTCGGCTTTCAGTGCCGCCCTTCGCACCCCACGCGCAGACGATCGGCTGGCCACTCTCGCCCGCGCTCAAGGCGATGTGCAACAGCGCGGCGTCATTTCCAGGGCCAAATGGGTCGGCGACAGCGCGCAGTTCATCAGGATCCGTTGCTCGATAGCCGTAGCGATTGGCAACCAGGATGCCGCCGCATCCCTCGCGCCTAGCGAAGCCGATGCAGCGGCGAATGGTCGGATCGTCCAGGCTGGCGTCGGCCGTCGATGGATTCAGCATGACGAAGGGCAGAGCCGGGCCGTCACCCCACCAGCGCGACAGGCGGTAGCGGTATCGGCCGCAGTCCGATATCTCGGCTTCGCCGCGCACATCAGGCATCGGATTCCAGGCACCTCTGGAGTTCGAGCACAACGCGGCGCTCGGCGGCCAGCATGTCGTGGAGGCGTTCAACCTCGCCTTCCCAGTAGCGGCGTTCGCGTTGGGCCGTAATTGCCTCGGCCTGTCGGCAATATCGCAT